CCGCTTCGCTCAGAGACGTGCGCCCGCGCACCGTCGAACCGATGATGCCGCCAGCGTGCGCCTCGGGAACGGTGAACGCCGGGACCTCGATGTTGAGGCCGACCGCCGAGAGGCCAGCGTTGATGGCCCCAGCAAAGGGGTTCCACACGTTCTTGGCGATCCAGCGGAACGGCGTGGCGAACAGGCCCATGATGGAATCCAGCGCGTCGCCGATCAGGTCAGGGATGGACTTGATGCCATCGACGATCGCGTTGACGATGCCGCCCTCGCCATCGGCCCCGACGATGAACTCCTTGATCGAAGTAAAGACCCCGGTGAGGTTGGTTTTCATCGTGTTGAACGCCGTCTCGGCCAGCGCCCACACCCGCCCACCGATGCCCGCGATCGAGGTGGCGATCGTCTCGGGGAGGCCGGTCACGAAGTCGACGATGGCCTGGAACTTCTCGACCGCCTGATCCTTGATGAAGGTGAAGCCAACCGACACGGCCTCCCACACGGTCGTCCCGATGTTCGCCAGGGCGGTGATGATCTTGCCCGGCAGGTCAATGAAGAACTGGACGATGGTATCGACCCAGGCGTCCCACATCTCCCAAATGAACCTCAGCCCAGCGACGATGCCGTCCCACACGTCCGGTCCGAAGTTGACGAGGAAGTCGATGATCGTGCCCGGAAGGTCACGCCAGAACTCCCACAGCAAACTCGCCGCCGCGAGGAACGAGTCGCCGATGAAAGTCACAGCCGTCTGTAGTGCCTCCCACACCAGCGTTCCGAAGTTGAGCAAGCCGGTGACGATGTTGCCGGGCAAGTCGATGAAGAAGGTCACGATCCGGTTGATCCCAGTTCCAACCGCGACAAGCACGAACTCGAACACGGTGAAGAACACAGCGAGCAACGCTTCGGTCAGTCCGAGCAGAGCGCCCGGCGCTTCCGTGATGATCGTCCCGATCGCGTCAATCACCATCGGGATGCCGTCGCTGAGCACCCAATCGAAGATGGCTCCGAACACCTCCTCGAACACATCGACCAGCGCACCGAGGAAGGAGGGGACCTTGCCAATCTGCTCGCCGATCGCACCGATGATGGCTCCGCCCACCTCAGCCATCGCTCCCAGCGCGAGCGGGATGCCCTCCACGAACAGCCCGATGACAGCACCGGCCAGCGAGAGAGCGAATCCAGCGAGGCCCTTGATGCCATCCACGAGTCCGTTCAGGATCGCCTCGCCGAGATCGAGAGCCAGCCCGCCAAGCGCGCCAGCCAGCCCGCCGAGAGTGTCGAGGATGAGAGCGGGGAGATCGAGGAAGAACGTCTTTAGAAGTTCGCCCAGCCCGCCGAGCGCCTGCTTCAAGCCGTCGAACACCTTGCCCGGATCGAGGGTGACAATCCCCTTCAACACGTCCCACAGTCCGGCGAACACGTCCACCGCGCTACGGATGATGTCGCCCACCTCACCGAGCAGATCGCGGAACGTCTCGAAGGCGACTCGCACCACATCGCCAACGAACTCGGCCAGGGGTCGGATGATCTCGTCGAGCGAGCGGAACACCGCGGTCACGCCCTTGACCGCCAACTCGAACGCCTCGATCGCGACGATCGCGATGCCGCCGAGGACCGTGGCGATGATCTTGCCGAGGCCGACCGCGAGCGTCACGATGTCTCGGAGGGGATCCGCCAACTCGCCCACGGCGGGGAGAATGTCGTCTCGGATGACCTGTCCGATCGTGCCGAGGGTCGGTCCCACGTTGTCGGTGATGGCCGTGAAGATCGGCTGCAACTCACCGAAGGCATCGGCGACGGTGCCGATGACATCGCCCACGCTGCCAGCCAACGTCTGCAACAGATCGACGAGGTTGGAGAGCACCGGAATGTCCGTGTCGAGGAGGCCGAGCGCGCTCGCGAACGGCCCGCTGATCGCGTCGCCGATTGCCTTGAACGCTCCGGGGAGCACCTCGAAGGCCCCCGTGGATGCAGCATCAGCAACCGACGACGAGATGTCGCCGAGAGCGTCACCAGCCGGAGCGAAGTCGCCCGAGAACAGAGCACCTGCGATGTCGATGCCCTTGGCTGCCTCCGTGACCGCCGAGGAGAGGAACTCGCGAAGGCTAGTGACGAGCGGTCCGACGACAGGCAGTCCTGCCAACTTGTCAGCGAGTGCCGTGGCGAACCGCTGACCGAGATCGGAGGCCCCCTCGATCGCGGCGACGACCCCATCGGCGAACGGACCGGAGAGCCAGGTGCCGAGATCGGCGAACGCAGCGGGCAGCGTCGTTGTGACGAAGGTGCGGGCCTGCTCGAACAGACGATCCCACACGGGGATCACAGCGTCGACCGCAGCCTCGTAGGCCATGACGAACAGGTCGCGCAGGAGGTTGCCGTACTCGACGAACAGGCCAGGGAGGCTCGACGTGAGGGTTTCGATGAGCGTCTCCCCCGCGCCACCGAGCCACTCCAATGCCTCATCGAACTCGCCCTGGAACAGCAGAGCCATGCCGATGATCGTCTGCTGGATCGCGTCGATGACGCCGTTGAAGATCTCCTGCGCCTTGACGGCGAGTGGACCCACCACCGGCAGATCAGTGATGTTGGCGAAGATCATGTTGCCGACGTTGCGAAGCCCCGCCGTGACGATGAACGGGAGTCGGAGGAACAGATCGCCCGCTGCGTGGACGATGCCCTCGAACGCTTGCTCCGCCCCCTCCTTGAAGGTGTCCCAGTCGAGGGTGAACAAGCCCTGGAACATCTTGATGACGCCCCCGAAGGCGTCGCCGATCTTGCTCCCGGCATCTCGGAAGGTGTCGCGCACGCTCAGGATCGTGCCGCCGATCTTCTCGAACGCTTCGGTGAGTCGCCCGGTCCCGCCGAGCAGGTCGTCCATCGTCTCGCCGAAGGTGCCAACGAAGTCGTCGGCGTTGCGGAACGCGTTGATGACGAGCCTCATCTTGTCGATCACTTCGGCGAGGAAGTCTCTCGTCGCGCTTAGCGCAGGCTCCAACTTGTCGACGAACAGGTTGATGAGGAAGGCGATCGCGTCACCAGCCGCCTCGGCACCCGACGCCACCTTGTCGCCGAGGAAGGTGGCGACCCGAGCCAGTTGGTCACCAGCGAATCCGAGTGCGCTGGCGAAGGCTCCACCGAACAGGTCGGTGAGCCGCTTGACCGCAGCCTGCAACTCCTCGGAGTTTTCCCACATCAACTTCAACGCGAGGGCGATCGCGATGAGCACGAGGACGACAGGGTTGGTGGCGATGTTCCACAGTCGAGTGGCCGTGGTTCGCAGAGCGGCGTTGAGCGAAGCGGTGACAGTGGTCAGGCTTCCGGTGACAGTGGTGCCTGCCGCCTGTGCAGCGACCGCATCGAGTTGCCGCCCGACATAGTTCGCCAGTGCCTTGTTCAGCCCACCCCACATCTTGAACAGGGGACCCAGCGCAGCGAGCATCAGACCGGCCAGCGAGATGAATCGGAACACCGCGGGGTTGACCCCGGCGAGCCGCTGGAACAGCCCAGCGAACGACTCAGCCAGGTTGGCGATCGCGTCAAGAGCGCCCGACTCGCCGAAGGCGATGGCGACACCCTCGGCCGCAGACTTCATGCGAAGCATGGAGCCACGGATACCGGACATCTGGATCGCGGCGATCTCAGCGCCACGGCCCGCCTCGGACGTTGCTTGGAACAGGTCGCCGATCACATCGACATCGAGCGAAGCGATGTCCGCCAGCGACGCCCCCTCGTCCCCGAGGGTCTTGAACGCCTCGGCTGTAGTGAGGCCCTGAGACTGCAAGATCGAGATGGCCTCGATGAACGAAATCACCTCGCCCTCAGCGCCGACCAACTGCCCCTGAGCGTTGCGGGTCGCACCGATCAGTTCGGCGAACCCCTCCTGACCCATCGCATTGAGAGCGCCGTTGAGAGTTTCAGTCGCCTGCGTGGCGGTGAACTCCTCCTCGATCATCGCGCCGAGCACCGCGCTCGTCTCGTCGAGGTTCGCGCCAGCCCCCTGCACCGACGCCTGCGTGGCATCGAACGCAGCGCCGAGAGACTTGACCTGCTTCTCGTTCAGTCCCAACTTCTCAGTGATGGCCTCGATCTCGCCACCAGCACGACGGTTCTCTGCGGTCAGATCTCCGAGCGCAGCGGACCCCTGAGACACGAGAGCCTGGAAGCCGGGACCGGCGCGCAGACCGAAGATCGTCATGGCGTCAGCCGTGTTGAGTCCCGCCTCCTCAAACTGCTTCACGATGTCGACGAGCGGAAGCATCTTCTTGTTGGCGTCGAACACCGTGATGTTGAGTCGAGCCAGCGACTCCGCTGCTTCCGCCGAAGGCTTGTTCAACTTGGCGATCGCGCCTCGCAGCGTGGTACCCGCCATCGACCCCTGGATACCGGCGTTACCGAGGAGGCCGAGCGCGGCGTTGACTTCTTCGAGTTCGAGGGCCGAGGCCGCGGCGACCGGAGCGACGAACTTGAAAGCCTCACCCAACTGAGCGAGCGACGTGTTGGTGCTCGTGAAGGTCTGAGCCATCACGTCGTTGACGCGGCCGATCTCCGACGCCTGCAACGCGTAGCCGGAGAGGATGTTCGATGCGATGTCCGCGGCCTGAGCGAGATCGAGGTTGCCAGCCGCCGCGAGGTTGAGCACGCCCGGCATGGCGTCGAGGATCTCCTGCACCTCGAAGCCAGCCATCGCGAGGAAGCCCATGCCGTCCGCCGCCTGAGCGGCAGAGAACTGCGTGGTGCGACCGAGTTCCTTGGCGAGATCGTTCAGTTCCTCGAACTGCTCGGCGGTTGCTCCTGAGACGGCCTGCACTTGCAGCATGGAAGTCTGGAAGTCGGCAGCGACCTTCAAGGCGATCGCGCCGATGCCGAGAATCGGGATCGTGAGGAACTTGGTGAGCGTTGCCCCGGTGGCCTTGGCCGCGGTGGCCGTCTTGGCGAGCGATGCCTGCGTGGTCTTTAGAGCCGCGACCGATCCGGTGGCAGCACCACCCATCCCCGTCAGCGCGGCAGTAGCGCCCGCCATCTGCGAGGAGAGCGCGGCGGAGAACCCGGTGGTGTCGGGGAGGATCTTGACTACTGCGGTGCCGACGATCTCAGCCACCGGGCTTCACCCCCTCCTCAGAACTGGGTGTCAGCCGCCAGCCGATGCTGCTCAGCCCACGGGTCATGGCTACCATTCCACCACGACGGGGCCTCCATGCCCTGCATACTCTCGGGCAAGTCGGGATCGTCGATGATCTCGCCGCCGTGCTCGCCGAGTCTACCCATGAGCATGAGTTCGATCTTGCGAAGGGTCGCCGCGTCTCGGTCCTTGGTCAGCATGAAGTACGCGTAGTCGAGGAGATCGACCGCGCTGAGATTCACGAGCCTCATCTGCGTGGGGACGAGGCTCCCGTTGATCGCTGGACCCAGTTTGACGAGGTACGCCGTCAGGATCCTGACGGTCAGGTAGGGCGTCCCGTGAACACCTCAGCCATCTTGCCGATGATCTCGTTCAGTTCCTCCACCTCGATGACCGGCTTGGCGTCGTGCTCCAAGAAGTGCATGAACGCCTCGCGCTCATCCTCGACGAGAGCGACGTGGAGGAAGTCGAGGATCGCGGACATCTGGCGCGCCGGGCCGATCGACGGATCGCCAGCGACGCCCATCTTCATCAGGGTGATGCCGGGCAACTTCGGCACGAGATGGAACGTGCGATCGCGGATCGGGAAGTCGCGAGGGACGCCCTCGGCCTCGGCCACCTGAGCCGCCATGACAGCGGTGCCATCATGCGCCTCGGGCGCGGGTCGCTCGGTCGTGGTCGGAACTGCCGGGACCGGAGCCGCCGCCTGCACTCCGCCTTCGGTCACTCCACCCTGAGAGAGATCGGACATCTCACATCACCTCGTGTCGTTGTTGCCGTCGTAGATTGTTGCACACCTTAGCGGCTGCCCACAACGAACACGAGCGCATCCAGCAGGAACGGATTTGCCTTGGTTCCGGGGTGGTCCACGTGGGGGGTGAACACGATCATGCCGGTCTGCGCCGAGGGGAAGCGCAAGATCGGGTTGCCCTCGATGGGGTGAGCCACCGTGCCCTGGTGAACGTAGATCGCGTAAGACGCCTGAGCCGTCACCTCACCGATCAGCCCCACTCCGGCCGGGATGACCCGAGCCACGATGGAGTTGCGGAGTTTGCCCGTCACCATCGGGGCATTGCCCTGAGCGACGATCCTGACCTCGTTGATGACCGCGAGAAGCCAACGCCCTACATCACCAGTTGGGGACGCGAGCAGTTGTGTCAGCCCCGCAGGGTTCGGCGCGAACGTCGCTACGAACTTGGGCATCTAGCAACACTGGTCGGTTTCGAGATCGAAGAACCACGTCCAGCCAGCGCACCCGCCTCGGGGGCACTCGGGCTTCATCTTGCCCCAGCGCACATCGAGGCACTCGTAGCCCTCGGGCCAGAGATCGCCGAGCGAGTGAGCCTGGATCAGACAGCACCACAGCACGCGCGCATCGACGAGGAGATCCTTCGCCGAGGCATCGAGTTCTGTCGCCGGGGGGAACGGGTTGGTCGCGTTGTCCACGAGCGTCGGGACACACGGACGCATGAGCCGAAGCCCGACGCGGATCGCCGGGGAGACATCGGTGCACTCGCGCGACGTGCCGTCGTACTGCGCCGGGAAGGAGCGAGTCGGGTACACCTCATCGAGCCAGATCGCCAGGAAGTCGCAGCAGTCGTCAGCGGGTGAGCAGTGCGAGACGAAGCAGTCGGCAGGAGCACCAGTCACGGTGTCCTCCAAGCACTCGCACGCCAGCCCGAGAATGTGGTCGAGCAGGTCGACGTAGTAGGCGGGATCGTTCAGCGGCACGGGATCTCCTCGGTGTCCACTGTAATCAGCCCGTGAACGTCGTGTTCCCTGGACCAGCGTCAGCCCGGAACACGCGCGCCCGGCGCTGCAACTTGTTGGGGTTGACCGAGGTGAGCCACATATCGACCTCGTAGATGCCGGTTAGGAAGTCGCCGAGGAAGGTGAGCGGATCGGCGAACAGCATGTCGACGCCCTGGCGTGTGATCTCCTTGACGCGCTGGGGGAGGATGCAGCCCGAGCCGCCGCAGCGGTTGAGCGCGATCTGGCAAGCGAAGATCCCCGCTGCCACGCGCCCGCCGTCGGTGACCGGCTTGCCGTAGTTGTAGCGAACGGACCACGTGCCCTGATCGGCGAGGCAGGCCACCTGCGTCGTCGCCTGCACGACCGTCGAAGCGCCGCCCGACAGCGAGACATCTGTAATGGAGATGGATGGGATCTGACCCATCGCTTCCACATCCCACTCGATCACGTAGGGCGTCGTACCGCCTGCGTCACCCGGACCCCCGCTCACCAGCACATCGCCCGGAGAGACGTTCGAGAGGCCCTCCAAGGCCGTCTGGACGGCCGCTGCGGTGTCGGTGGCCCCAACCTGCACAGAGTCCACCACAGCGACGCCTGAGCCGTCGAGCGTGGTGACCTCGATCTCCCACAGTCCGCCGGTCGCGTCGACCGTGGCGGAGAGGATCAGGTTCGTGTTCACGCACGAGATCCCAGCGAGGTTGTTCGAGCACGGCCACGAGGTTCGGACGTTGCCGAATCGGTCGGTGTAGGCCCCGACCCAGCAGAGTTCCCGGTACGCCTTGATCTTGTAGTTGCTGGCCGGGATGACCTCGCCGTCGATCACGACCTCGATGATGTCGTTGATGGTGCCCGGCAGGTCGAGGCAGTCGAGTCGGCACTTCCCCTGGCACGATCCCTGGATCTTGCAGTTGATGAAGCCCGTCCCATCGCCCGTCGGGATCGGCCATGCCGGAGCACCACCGGGACCCGGCACCACACCCCAAATCCAGTCGGAGCCGGAGAGGATCGCCCACCAGTTCGGACTGTCGCAGCCGCAGTTCTCGCCCTTGCACGGGTAGACGATCCGGTCGCAGACGCCGGGGAACTGTCGACCCGAGAGTCGGAACAGGATCTCGGTGGCGAACGCGATCGAGTCCGTCAGGTCGTAGGCAGGATCGAGGCCGGGGCAGCACGCGCGCACGTCGGCGGGAGTGGTCCACGGCTCGCACGGAACGGTAGTCGGGGGGGCAGCCACGCGCCCATGCTACCGCTCACCCTCGAAGGGATCAGGGTTGCATCCAGACGGTGCCCCGTTCGAGCGCCCGAGCAGCATCGCGCCGCCGGTCGTAGGGCACGCGGTACCGATCACCCACCTCAAAGAAGGCTGGCGCGCCCTTGCCCTGCCGACGCATCCGTGTGCCGGGGATCATCGTGTCCGTCGATCGGGTACCGCTCTCGATCTGGCCGAGGTGCCGGTCGTCGCGGAACACGTCGTACCGCCGAGCGCCACCCTTCCTCCACTGGCTCACGAGGACGTAGGTGTACGGGTCTGGCTCGCTGTCGTGCATCGCCATCGCTCAGCCCACCATGTTCAGGATGCCGGGGACGCCGCGGTGGAAGTTCGTGGTGCGCTCAGCCGGGGCCATGCGCTCAGCGACCTGCGCCTCGGTCGGCACGTACTGCTCGGGGTTCACGACCTCGAAGGCGTCGTCGGGACCGAACACCTTGCGGCCATCGTCGAGCAGGACGCCGAGC